CCTAGCTTGGGAAGAACTACCTCTCCTCAAATACGAATCTGAAGTTTTTGTCCGAGTTGGTGCATGGGCAAGTCTTGAACAATTAGAAGAATCTCTCATATTGCGTGAACTGTTTCTTTTGCATCGGGCATGCAGTCACGAATTTATGCAACAAATAAAAGCCCTTGCTTATTCACAGGGTGCAGAGGATGTTGACTTTGAAGAGGATTGGTATGATGTTTCTCCAACCACAAGGGATGACCGAGTTATGCGGATGCATGACCTTCCCAGCTTTGCAGCAACTGGTCTATCCTTAGGATACGAGTCAGCACCGCAACAAAATCAATGATTTTATTGCTTTTTTTGATATCAAGTGTAATAATTATTGTGGTGAAATATGTCTGATGTCGATATCATAATACAAGTACATACAGAAGGTGTACAGAAGGTCGGCAATCTTAGCTCATCTCTTAGAAATCTAAGCGCTACATTACGCGGCATTAATGTGCCGATGGCTAAACTTGATGCCCAAACAAAAGCAGTTCATAAGGCTCTTGGCATTACATCTCGTGGCGTAGATCAACATGCCAAGTCAATAAAGGGCTTAATTCAAAATCAAAAAATTCTTGGTGTTGAACAGAAAAAAATTACAGCTGATTTAAATGCATTAAGATCTGCATATGTATTAGCTGGCAAAGAAACAACGCAATTGGGGCGTTCAATTGGAGTTACTACAAGAGAACTTCAAGCGTTTTCTAAAACATTTAGAGGGATGAGATTAAGAGCTATCGGCTCCGATTTTCAAAATATTTCTCTTAGGATGTCTAAACTTGGTAAAGATGCGCAATTCGTTGGTAGAAGCTTATTGATTAACCTTACATTACCACTTGCTACATTTGCAAGAACGGGGTTGCAGACATTTAAAGAGGTTGATACTCAATTAACAAGATTAACAAAGGTGATGGAAAATGTCGCGCCAACTCTTGATATTGCAGCACAGAAAATTACTGGATTAGGCGATGCAACATTTAGTGATTTAATAAAACCAGAAGATATTCAAAATGCAAAATTGTTTGTAGAAAACTTTAATAAACTTAATACGGCATTAACGCAAATGTCTTTAAAGTTTGGTGTAGCAAAACAAATGGTCGTGTCAATTGGTGCTGACTTTGCAGAATTAGGTGTAACTTCTAAAGATAATATTGCATCTCTTGCAGAGATGACGCTTGAGCTGGAAAAGCTCGGTACGATGGATATTAAAGGAGCTCAAGATTTAACACAAGCATTATTTTTCCAATCAAAGAGAGCTCTTGAAGCAAATGGAGCTTTAAAAGGATTAACATCTGCAAGAGAAAGAGAGACGAGGGCTATTGATGCAGCAAGAGCTCAAATGTATCTTTTCAATGCTGTTGAAAATGCAACTGCTTTGACTCTTAGAGACCTCGGTGACGCTCTCCCAGAAGTCGGATCAATGGCTACAAGTTTTGGTATTTCAATGACAGAGGCTGCGGCTCTTCTTGCTCCTATGAAAGCTGCCGGTCTTGATATTGGCGCATCTGCAAACTCAATTAAAGTTTCACTCCAAAGATTGCTAGCGCCAACTAAACAAAACTCTGACATGATTAATAAGCTTGCCAAAGAATATGGTGTTCTTGGCGATGCACAAAAAGACTTTACGCTTTCTACAAAAACTGGTCTTATCGGATTAGATGCTACAGTTAGAATGTTTAGAGAAATTTTAAGATCAAAAGCTGGACCTGAAGGCGCTCTCAGATTAATGTCTGATTTATTTGAAAAACGTCAAGGTCCAAGAATGTATTTGGCAATTGAACAGCTTGACTTATTCAATAAACAACTTGAATTAACTGGCGGATATGCTGAAACATTACCAAATCAATTGGCTCCAGCAGAAGTTCAAATGGCTAGAGTTGCGGAAGAAACTGCTAAGAAATTTGTAAATTTTAATACAACGATTGTTCCAAAAACAGTAAGATCGTTTAAGGATATTGGAAATATTGCAAGAATTGCAACAGCTACTGCTGGACAAAAAATTGAAATAGAGGCTGGTAAGACATTAATTATTAAGCCTGAAGATATTGCTAATGCTAGGGCGGTCAGAGATGCGGTTGGCGATTTTGTTGTAAAGAAAAAGCAGGCTGAAGGTATTGATATAATTTCCGAAGTTAAAACAGAAGCTGGTAGAGCATTAATGATCCAGCTTGCTGGTGGTGCTAATGCTGCACAGCTTGCACAATCAGAACTTGATAGATCGCTTCAAACAACAGCGGCCAGTATTGATAAGATTAAAAATGCATTTAAATTATTTGCTGCCGATTTAATTGCAAGATTGGCTCCTACAATTGAAAAAATTTCTAAGAAAGTCGTTCAGATGTATGAAACATGGATGTCTCCAGAATTTGAACAAACAAGAAAAAGAATTACTGATTTAATTTTATCTGTTGGAAGTTTTTTAGCTGGTCTTGGACCAGTCATTCTTGCTATGGGTACATTTCAAGCAGTTGTTGGCAAAGTTGGTCTTGGTCTTGCTAGATTCTTTCCGAAATTAAAAAATATTGATGGTGGTTTTGTTGGATTAGGGAAAAGCGCAGAGCTTGCTGCAACATCAGTAAATAATTTCTATAAAAAGTATATTACAGGTGTTAAAGCCGCTGCAGATCAGGCAAATATAGCAGCTCCATCAATATCAGCTCTTGTTTCTGGTAAAATTTCTAAAGGTAAAGAATTAATATCTGCAGAAACTGCTCTTGGAACAATTAAGGGAAGAGGTGCTTCAATACAGACTGCAAGATTGGCAAAAATTGGAATTACTGATATTGAAGGAGGCCCAACTGCGATACAGCAACAAGATATTATATCAAAATATTTAAGGGCTAGACCAACTGCAACAAAGATACCAAGAGGTCGTATTCAGGGAGCAGCTGTTGGAATTCCAGCTGAATTCTATGAGGGTGGACTCTTAAGACCAGAAATTGCAAGTGCTTTTAGCCAATATCAAGGATTATCTTTTGCTGAAAGACAAGGTGTAAGCGCTACAAGGGGTAGGGGATTAGCAAAGAAACAAATTCAAGCAGTACAATCCTTTCAAAGAGCGCAACCAGTTTTTGCGGCAAAAGGTGTTGGAATTGCTCAACAAATATCTGATACTGGTCAAGTTGGAGCAATGCGCTATGCATTCCGAGACAGAGAAATTACTACACAACAGGCAAGAAAAATTGCTGGTGGTGGAATAGGTGGATTAACTCAACGAGCAGCTTTAAGAATGGAAGGGGCAAGAGAAATTGCCACAGCCCCAATACGTTCACTTGGAAAAGTTAAACAGGGTGCTATTGCTGCAACGACAGCATTTAAAGCTGCTCCATCAATTCCGGGAAGCGCTATCCAGTGGACAAAGATGGGAGCTGGTGCTACTGCTTATTTTGCTCAGCTAAAAGGTGGTCAGGTAGCGCTTGATGCTTTAATTTTGAAACATCAAGTTCTTGGTATGGCTGCTCCAGGAAGATTTAAAATGCTGGGTACGGCAATATTAGGTGTTATAAAGAATATGAAGTTAGCAACTATTGCAACAAGAATATTTAAAACTACACTAATGATGACAGGCATTGGAGCAATTATTGCCGGTGTTGCGGCTGTTGTATTCCTTGTTATTAAGAACATGGATAAAATTAGAGGCGCTACCAAAGCCTGGGATGCGCTAAAAAGAGCGTTTGGTCTCATTAAAGATGCCGCTATGGAAGTCATTAGACCAATTCAAGATCTATTTGCTCAATTTGGGTCAAAGGGTGCTCAGGCAGAAGCTGCTGGTTCTGGCATCGCAAATATATTTACTGGAATAGCAAAAGCTGTTGAATTTGTTGCTGGGATGATTAAAGTATTTGTTGAAAAAGTAATTCAGCCATATCTCTATGGAATTATAAATATCGTCATGGCGATTGTAAGTATATTTAAGGGTAATTGGGGTGATGCATTTAAATTCTTAATTGCCGCTGTTGCATCTGTTGCTAAAGGTGTTATTAATCTATTTATTGGGATGGGTGTAGGAATAGTTAAAGTTATTGTTGCTGCAATAAGTAAAGTCCTTGATGCATTTAGTAAAATTCCAATTGTTGGTGGATTGTTTGGCGCAGCAAAATCAGGTTTGCAGGCAATAGGTAATTTTGCTACAAGTGCAATGCAAGGCGTTGGTAATATTATCATAAAAGGTCTTGATAAAGCAGCATCTCTTGGTGTTAAAAAATCAACAGGTGCAGTCATGGCAGGAAAATCCGGTATGGCAAAAGCAGGTGGGGATGTAGGTAAAGCTGGAAATGAAGCTATAACAAATGCTCTTGGTGATGAAAGTGGCGTTGGGAATGCCATGGATAAGATTAAAAATAAAATTAAAGAAGGCATGGCCGATGCTGCGCAAAAATTGTATGATTTTGTGGTCGATAGATTCTCCCAGTCAATCAAAAAATTTGTTTCTGATTCAGTAAAAGCTCTTAATAAACAAAAAGAAATGGCTTTGAAAGTATTTGATGTTCAATTAAATACTTTAATGAAACTTGAAAAAGCAGAAGAGTCATTAACTAGAAAGAAAGAATATGAAACTAACCGTAGAAAGTTAATTGATGATGCTTCTTTAAGACAAGAGCAGTATAGAAGAAATCGAGCACTTGCGATATATGAAGGCAGAATTGATGATGCTAGAATACTTGATCTAGAAGAAAGGCAGTCTGCAAAAGAAAGCACTCAGGAATTGGCAACTCTTGATGAAACAAGAAGAAAGGAGCTTGCTAAAGAGAACCTAGAGGCTCTTAGGGAAGCTATTAATAATGCTAAAGAGTTGGCAGGTAAATTCTTTGATGAATCAATAGAAAAATTCCAATTAGCTGCCGAACACATTACACGTATTGCTCCAGTAACTATTGAACAATATGAAGCTCAATTAATGGAATTAAGAAATCTATCTGTTCAATATGCTGATAATAATAATCTTGAATTTGGCAAGATGTTTGAAAAGTTTAGTACAACTATTGCTGAAAAAATGCCAAATACTGTTGATGATTTCGGAAAGGCTCTCGGTGCATTTACTACTCCACTAGATGCGCTTGTTGCTTTGGCAGAAGCAAAATATGGTCTGGGTTCAGAGGATGAAGCAACTGTTCTTGGTGTTACTCATGCGATGTCTAAAGCAGTTATTGGCATTACACTTGGAATGCTTGTTGATATTGGAGATACTTTTGCAACAGCTTCTCCGGCAATTACAGAAAAGTATGGAGACATTACAGGTGGTATTAAAGGCTTAACAGAAGAAGTTTCTGCTGACGGGACTACTATATTTAGTAATTTTAAAACTGGAGTTTTAGGCATCTTCACAGGATTACTTGCAGAAATAAAAACTGCATTCTTAACACCATTTGAAGCAGCGTTTGCTGCTTCAAATCCTACAACTGTTTATACGCAAGCAATTGCGGATGGCAATTTAACAATTAAAGCTGAATTTGAAAAAACTCTTGCATATAATGAAGAATTAGCAAAAAAAATGAAAGCAGCGCTAGACCCAGCAATTAGAAAATGGATTGAATTAAAAACTAAAATTGAAGAAGCGGGAGATGCTGCTAAAAATTTTGGTGGTGCTGCTCCAGATCTTACCGGTGGTGCAAGACCTGCTAATTTTACAACAGTAGATAGATATGAAGAATCTTTGATTAGGAGTGGAATTATAACTCCATTAGATCGAGTTAAATACCCAACAGCAGATGCAGCAAGAAGAGCTGCAATGAAAAGAATGGCTACTGGTGGTTATTTGAATGCGCCAACAACAAGGGAAATTCCAGCCATATTGCATGGCGGTGAATTTGTTCTAAATGCTGCTGCTGTTAAAAGACTTGGAATTGCTACATTAACAAAATTAAACAATTATCGTATACCAAAATATAAAATGGGTGGCTATGTTCCATCAAAGTTCACTGTGCCATCGTCGTCAACTCCTCCAGTAGCAGGTGTATCAGTTAATAGTGTAAGTACAGTAAATATTCAAGTTGAAAACTTTATTGGTCAAGAAGAATGGTTTAAGTCAATGATGAAAGAATATAATGTGAATGTTCTGCCAAGAAATCAAAAAGCTGCAGGATTAGAATCAAGAACATTTACAACATATAATGGAATTAATCAAGGTCTATAATGTCAATTCAAAATCAACAAAATGATATTACTCATCTAATTGTTTTAAATGGGCAAGAAATTACTGAACACAATAGAATTTTTAGTGGTGGATTTAAACTTAATTCTGTAGATTCAGAACTTGCAAATGGAAATAAAAGAAGATTTATAAAAAATAATAAAAATACTTATGCTCTATCTTTTACCTATTTACCAAATTCGCATACTAAAACTATTGATGGAAGAAAAGCAAGAGATTATTTACTGCAATTAGCAAGAACACCATCAAGTATTTCTTTATCTATTAAGCTTGACCCCGCAGAACCATTCTATAATACAAATGTTTATGTTGATTCATATTCAGAAGTCCTAATTCGCCGTGATATCCCAAATCAATGTGCTTATTACGATATAAATATGAATTTAATTGAGGCATAGTATGGATTTTGGTTTTTATTCTTTTAGTGAACCATTAAATCAAGGTATAGATTTTTATACTGGTGACGAATCTGATGTTAGTATACAAATAGATGTAACTTCAAATCTTCAAATTGCAATAACAAAAATTGCTTTCTCAAGTGTTACTATTGCAAACACATCAGATCTACAAGTTATAGCTAGAAGAATTATATTTGCTTCTGCAAATATTGTATGTGATGGTGCAACTCTTACATTGGGAACAAGAGTTAAACTCGCTCAATGCTCAATTACAGCATCTTCTAATCTATCAATTGCTGCTCAGAAGATTGCTTTTGCATCATCTTCAATTTCCGGCGATGCAAATATTAGCGCATCAGCAAATAAAATTGCTACCTCTTCTTCATCAATAAATATTACATCTAATGCATTAATTTCGGCAATTAAGATTTCTAAAGCAGCCTCAACAATTAATTTAACATCTAATTTAAGTGTATTTAGTACATTAATAAAACTCGCAAAAGCATCACTTAGCGGAAATGTCAATTTAACAGTAGCTGGAGATATTTTCTTAATTACAGCAAAAATTGTTATCTTTAACAATACAAATATTACTGCTCAAACTATTAGATTTAGTAATTCAATAACAGCTGATACTACATTAATAAGAACATTGCTTATGCTTGATGGTATTCCATTAACAAATCAAAATCGTCAATTTGATGTGGCTGTATCTCCAATTTATGTAGAGAATATAAATTGGCAAGGCGATACGTCAAGATATTATAAAAATACAAATTCAAATAGCGGAGCAAAAAGGACATTTAATCTTCAATGGAGATTTATTCCAAATTATGAAACTAAAACAGTTGATTTGAGAGCATCAAGAAACTTTATAAGAAAAAAATCTAAAGATGGGGATGTCCATACATTGACTATTTTAAAACAAGATGAAAATGGAATAACTCCATATACTGAAGAAAATGTTGATGTCCTTATAACTAACTATTCAGAAAATTTGATAAGAAGAGACTTGATTGATGATGTATACTATTTTGATTGCTCAATGTCGCTTGAGGAGGTCTAATGATTACAATTGATCAATACGCTAAAGATCTATCATCAGACTTTAACAATGCTATTGCGGCAAAAGCTCAAAAAATTAAACCAAAAGTTATTATAACATGGCTTGATAGTCGGCATTTAGATAGTCTCACAGTAAGCACAAATAGCGCTCATGCTAATACATCATATCCAAATATTGGATTCTTTTTCTCTCCATCTGATGCTTTCAATGGTATTGAGCGCCAATCTTTTACATGGGCTGTAGCGGGCGCTAAGGATAAAAATGGAGACATTATAAAAGCAGATGGCAGTTGGTATACTATGCCATCTTTAATAACAACAGATCTTGCAAATACACAAATTGGCGGTAACTTGGAGTTTGGATGGTGGTCTGGTAGTCAAAGCAATTCATCTGCGCATAATACATATACTGGATATGGTTTTGCAACAGATCCATATATTGAAGCTAGTTTTGCAGTTAGAAAAGTAAATAAAATAAGAGTTATAACATCTGAATATTACGGTAAAATATCAAATTATACATTGAATGCTTATGATAATTCAAATAATTTAGTTACAAGTCAAACTGGCTTAATACAGTCTAATTCATATTATAAAGATCATATTTTATCTTCTGCATTATCAACACAAAATATTGCAAAAATAAGAGTAACTGTTCACAGTACTCAAAATCCAAGCGACTATGCAAGAATACAAGAGATTATTCCTATCTATGAAGAAGATATGAGTAACTATGTCATTTCAATGTCTGTAAATAGAACAAGAGATGTGCATGAAACAAGTTTGCCAATTGGCGGTAGTGAAACTGGTAATGCAACAATTGAGTTTGATAATACAACAAAAAAGTTTAATATATTTGATAACTCTTCCGAATTTGGTAAGTATTTAAAAAAAGAATTAAAAGTTGATGTATATTCTGGATGGCGAATCAAAAAGCCCTCAGATGCTGACATTGATAATATTTTTCTTTCAACATTTTTAACAGCAAATGCAAATTCATCAACTACAACTTTATATGTTAATGATATTTCAATATTCCCAACTGGTGGTGCTGGGAATTATTTTACTGCTGTAATAGATCAGGGGAATCAATCAGAAGAAATCATTTTGTGCTCTGGTACAACATCTCCAAACATTTTAAATGTTGTAACTAGGGGATATGCTGGAACAGACCCAGTTTCTCACAATAATAGTGCATCGGTTAAATTTGAAGTTTATGAATATGTAAAAAATGGAACATATTATATTGATGAATGGAATGCCAGTTCTTCCGGGATGACTGTTGGTGCTAGCATGCAAGACTGGACAAAGTTTCTTACTGAAAAAAATATTAAATATGGGTTCTTGTTACAAAATGCCTTTGTTGGAGATGCCGTTAAAAATATTCTTTTACGTTCCAATTTTCCTCAGGCCGACATAGAGAAATTAAATAAGTATTCTCAGGGCGCTCTTGAAAGAGGTGCAATTGCAAGTTATTCTTTCAAAGAAGAAACTATTGATAGAAGTGGAAATAGTATTATTCCATCAAATGGATTAAGAGCAAGATTATGGGGCATGCCATCAAATAAAAAAGATATGGCTGTAAAAGACATTCTTGCTGATGCCCTAGATAGACAGCTTACTAATTTGGATCTTGCTCTTGGCGAAACACGATTTGTTAGCCCATCATATGTTGCGCTTTCTAAAAATATCTCTTCTAACTCTTCTAATGCGTTACAATTGGTCGATTACTCTTTTACTGGCAATAACGGCACTGTTTATTCAGATTATTATAATGGAGTTGTTGATGGTTATTATATTCCTCTTGCAAGTGGAAATCAAAATCTTGTTATCTATATAACTGGTGGCGGAGTTAGATTGTATCTTGATGATTCACTAATTATTAATAAATGGATAACGCATGAATCAAATACCAGAATAGCAAGTTCAACAGTAAACTTAACTGCTGGTGTTCCAAGAAAAATAAGGATTGAATTTTATCATCCATACAACAATGGTTCTTCTTCTAATTTTAGATTAGCGCTTTATAAAGTTATAGGGGCTGGATCAGATACCTTGGTTACTGCCAATGAATGTACAACTGTTGTTCCATTTGATGCAATAGGTGTTAGAAATGGCTCGACTGATTTAACTGTAGCAGATGCATATCATATGCGAAATAATGGAGTATATGTTAATAATCCAAAATTGAGTCAGCCAACTGGATTAATTTCAGAAGATAATGACACATCAGTATTACTGGAATCAAATGCTTATATTAGAATACCATTTCATGATAGTATTAATATAACAAATTCAAACAGCAATCTCTATACTGGAAAATGGACATTCGAATTTTATGGAAAATTCAATTCTGGTTCTTTTAGCGGAGATGGTGAATATATAAGTAATTGGTCAAATGCTACACCATCTAATGGTTTTGAGTTCTTTAATAATGCATCTACAAATGGTTTTAAAATCAAAACATTATCAAACTCTAGTGTAATCACAGAAACAGTATCATCAAATACAGCATTATCAAGTAATACATTTAATCATATTGTTGCCACTTATGATGGGTCTAAATTATATTATTATGTAAATGGTGATTTAAAATCAAATACAACAATTACTGGCTCTCCAATATCTTTCACAGGAGATATTACAATTGGAGGTCGTGGAGCTTCCTTTACCGCAAATACTGGCGAATCTAATCCTAGTACAATAAGAAGTTTTACTGTTGATGAATTTCAAATATATAATCAATATTTAACATCAACACAAATAAAAGATAGATATTCAGAAGCACAAATTCAGCCATTAACAAATTTTGCATTTTTATATGGTAATAATTCAACATTGCGGGCCCTGCTTGATGATATAACTTTTGCAGATTTGGGTCGTCTATATATTGATGAACTTGGTAAGGCGAAGTATGAACACTTCTATAGGTTTTTTGAATCTTCAATAGCGCAACATGCAAATGTTCAAGCATCTATAAATGATTCAAATTATATCATTGATGGCAGCTACTCAGTCCAGCTTCAATGCAATAAAGTTGATGTACCATTATCTGGCCTTCAAAAATCTTTAAATAGTAGACAGGCTTTATGGGGTGCAGAAGATGATACAACCATTACGACAGTTACATTATCAGCAAATTTAACCGCAAACGCTAATGTTGCTTACTATTCATCAGGTACAGATATCCCATTTCCAAAAGCTGGTTATATTAAAATTGGTAGTGAAATTATAAAATATAATTCTAAAACTGCAAATTCATTTAATAACCTTGAAAGAGGACAATTTCAAACAACTGCTTCTTCACATATAATTAATGATGGCAATGCATCAAAAATTAGAGAAGTTAGATATTACAATGTTAACTTTCAAAAAGCACCAGCATTTAATGTTCAAACACCATTTATTACAGCCATTCGTATTGATGAACCAGATTTGATTGAAATTCATAAATATATCCCATATGCATATGGTGCAGAGTTAATTATTGCAACAGCAAATACAGCGCCGGTTGAAAAAATAGTATTTATTCAAGGAACTGATAGAGAGACTCAATATCCATATGCTTTATCAATTGCTGGTATTCCAATTGAGATTACAGAACAGAATTCTGAGATTAAATCACAATCAGCGTCAGTTGCGGAAAGTATTAAAAAATATGGCTTAAAAGATGTGACAATTCAAAGCAACTTTATAAATGATGCAATTCATGCTCAAAAAATTGCTGATTTTATAATTAGCAAAACTCAACTGCCTGTTCCAGTCCTAAATATAAATACAATTATTATGCCAAAAATTCAACTAGGTGATCGAATTAGAATATCTAATTTCACAGCCCTTGGAATTGTAAATACGGATTATTGGGTGATATCATATAATAGAACAATTGGAAGTAGTTTTTCTCAACAAATGACATTGCGGCAGGTTTCATAATTATGAATGAATCTTCAATATATTTTTTCCCCGGTGGAGGTCATAACCATAATGGCGAAAGCTCTTCTTTGATTGATACAAGTGCATATTCATTATTTGATTTTAATTTTGGATTTCAGGGAGCTCCAAATCGTGTATATAGACAAGAATTGAATTTTAATGGATTTAAACAACTAATTGTCAATACTGTTAATGATTCAATCTTAGAACCAGCTGGACTCGTGCTTCAACCGGGCGTTGTAAATGGCAATGCTCACATTATTGCTGGAAGTATTACAGGTACAGAGATTGCCGCAGATAGCATTACTGCAAATAATATTGCCGCTGGAACAATTACTGCTGATGAATTAGCATCAAATATAATTCTTGTAAATAACTTTATAAGAAGTAATAATTTTAATGGAACAATTGCATCAAATGGAATTATTACAAGTGATGGCTCCACAGGGTGGGCAATAACATGGGCTGGCGATGCTGTGTTTGATAGTACTGTAATACGAGGCACGATAACTGCTGGTGCAATTTATATTAATACAAATAATTATTGGTATTCTAATGGTAATTTTAAAGTCGGTAATAATACAGATTCATTAATATTTGATGGAAGTGATCTCACACTTACTGGTGAAATTAATGCAACTACTGGAACGATTGCTGGATGGGAAATTGGACCAGGTGATTATTTGCGCACAGGTGGAAGTTTTCTTGGAGATATGACCATTGGAGAAATTGAAGATGGTGTTCGTGTTGGAATGGAAATTAATGGTCCAAGTGGACCGGGGCAAAATGGATATTCTGCGAGAATTCAATATGATTATATATCTATTGAGCAAGCAACTGGTGATAATGTAATTCTCTATCCAAATGGAGATATTGTATCTACCGGTCTTTTAGATGTTTTTGATATAGATTGTGCTGACATAACAGCTGATGAAATAACTACAACCGACATGATTACATGTGGTGGCACTGGTGTTTATTATAATGCTTCAAATTTATCAGGTAGTAGATTTGGAATAGCATTTGGTTGGGATAATGGGTCTGGAGATCTGTCATGTATTGTAAATAATGATGCAAATGTCGATCCGTATTTTACCCCAGATGGGTATTATTCAGATAGAAGGCTAAAAGAAAATATTATCAATGTCAGTAGTGATTTATTAGAAAGAATATATTCTATAAAGACTTATCAATTTAAATATAAAGATGACATCCCGTATCCGTGGATTGCTGGTAAAAATGGAACAGGCGTTATTGCTGACGAATTTGCCGAGCTATTTCCAGAATACGTGGAAAACCTTGACAAACCAGAAAAATATCAACAGGTTGTTTATGTTAAATCAATACCGTTATTACTAACAGCAATTACTGATTTAAATACAAGAATTAAAGCATTAGAGCAGCAATTGGGGTATAATAGTTAAATGGCATACGAAAATTATACATTTGTTTCTTGGACAGACGGTAGCCCAATTACCGGCGAGCGTTTACAGCAAATGTCTACTAATATTCAACAAGTAAAAGAGGCTACTGATGATAGACCTCAGGGGTTGAAAAAATATAAAGCGGTTACATCTGGTAGTGGTAATTTTACAGATTTTTCTACAACCCATGAAATTATTTCTCTTAAAGACGAAACAAGTACAGGTGGAGCTGATAGAAGAGTTTCAATTGATGGCAATAGATACTATAAGGTCACATTAAATTTTACAGGCTTTATAATTGATGCTAAGGGCGCAGAAGATTCTTATTATGTTGTTTCATTACATCACGGTACACATGGTGGTGCAAATACAATGATTTATTCCGCTGAATTTACACCGCCAATTTTTGCTTATATTAATGTTGCAAGTCTTGGTGGTAGTGCGACAATTAGTAATATTGCTTTGCGAAGTGATTCATATGATAGCAAATTTGGTGCTGGTTGTCATTCTGTTGTTCTTGCAAGCGATAGTGCTGGTTTTACAAATAGATCTTTCTTTGCTGCTGTAAATAGATTCCAAGGTGCAAGTTCTGCAAATGCACCAGCTTATAGCATTCCAGCATCCTCTGGTACTAGGGAATTGCAATTGTATGTTGAAGATATCGGAGGAATTGCCTGAAAAAATCAACTTTGGCATCACAACGTCAAGATGTCAAATGGAATGATCGCGCTCCGATGGGTGAAGGTAGCCCAAATTATCGCGGTGGAAAATATATTGATGATAAAGGTTATGTTAGAGTTTTAAAACCAGATCACCCCAAAAATATTCGTGGTTACGCATATGAGCATAGGCTTGTAATGGAAAAATATCTTGGTCGTTTTTTAGAAGGGTGGGAAACCGTTCATCATATAAATGAAATTAAAATTGACAATCGACTAGACAATCTCTTCTTGTGTTCTCACAAAGAACACAGCGCAATTCATCGTGAGGGAATTAAATTGTCTGATGATCATCGTAAAAAATTGCGTGAAATGGCGTATAATAATAAACCTCATACACGAAAAAGAAATTTTGCAAAAAATATACCCAGAAAAAAATGAAAGTTAGCGTAATTTCACGGTATCAATGTGATATCCTTGCAGCAGGAGCTGATAAATCCTTATGAAAATATGCGAAGCAGAAGGCTGCAACCAGCAGTTTGAACCAAAGGCCGCTAATCACAAATACGCCGACAAGGATTGTCGGAAGTCAATTGATATTAGCGGTATATGTAAATTTAGAAGAGAGAAAGGTTTATTTGAAGTGCCAGTAAATCCAGTAACAGGCGAAGTTCCAAAGACTGATGCCGAATTAAAAGTTGCTTATTCCAAACTTCTTACCGAATATAAGAAAGTTAAGGAAAAGAGTGATGACTTTGTAGATGCAATCTTCAGAGCAGTCAAAGAGGATATTAATTCCTCTAAGAAAGTTAAGATTCCTAAGCCAAAGATTATCAAAAGTAAAGGCACTCCAGAAGTTGCGGTTGCAATTTTATCTGATTGGCAGTTGGCTAAAATTACACCGGATTATAATTCACAAATTTGTGAAGAAAGAATTTACAAGTTTGCAGAAAAGATCGTTCATCTTACTAATATTCAGCGTAAAGATCATCCAGTTAATGAATTGAGAATCTGGGCGCTTGGAGATATTGTTGAGGGAGAACTTATATTTCCGGGGCAGTCATTCCTTGTTGATGGTGGTCTATACCGCCAAATCACAGTTGATGGTCCTAGAATCATGAAGAATTTTATTAACATTATGTTGGAAAATTTTGAGAAGGTTACATTTGTTGGTGTAATTGGCAATCATGGTGCAATTGGCGGCAGAGCTAGAAGAGATCATGATCCAGAAACAAACGGCGATAGAATGCTATATCGGATTACACAATTGATGTTTGAAAAAGAACCAAGAGTGAAGTTCATTATTCCAGATGGAAGAGGTGAGCGTCACTGGTATGCTGTTGATAAGGTTGGCAAATACAAAGCCTTGCTATGTCATGGAGACCAATTTGGAAGCCTTTCATCATTTTATGCCTTCCAAAAGAAAGCTTATGGGTGGAAAATTGGTGCAGTTGATGAAGACTTTGACGATATTTATATTGGGCATTTTCACACTCCGACCAAGATGACATTTAATACTGTTCAGTTAAGAATTTCTGGAAGCCCAGAATCTGTTAATACCTATGCTGCAGAAACCCTTGCCGCTGTTGGGAGACCATCACAAACACTCCTATTTGTTCATCCAGAAAAAGGAATGGTAACAGCAGAATACAACTGTTGGCTTGATCAATGAAAAACATTTTTATACCAAAACTTAAGGCATATTATACTCCTCACGATATTCGTTGCTCGCACTGTAACAACAAAATGCTTGCAGGTATTCAATACTATGCAATGAAAACAATTTGGATTGAATTTTCATGTGTTGGATGCGCAAGAGGCGGAGATGTTGAACTAAAAGAACTTAATGCAATATTAAGAGAGTTTGGCTTTAGTCCAGTGAGAGAAAGATATGTTGTTTCAAAATAAGGTTATTACAAATAAATTTTACATTTATGCAAATCATTTTGTAAAAGTAAAAAAAGTTAATAAGTCATCATCCAAGATTACACTTGTTAATCTTCTTGATAATTCTATAATTGATATCCCGCTAAAATCTTCAGATTTATTGCTAAAACGGATATATACGGTTGGCGAAGTTGCTAAAATCGTTGAGCGACAACCGAATACGCTTCGTAAATACGAACGAAAAAATCTTATTACTTCACCAAAGAAATTTGGTGATGCATATAAGGGCTATAAAAATTGGAGATATTATGAGGAATCCGATGTGTATGATATTGTTGAGTTTTTCAATGGTAGAGTACAAGGTAGACCAATTAATAAAACCAAAGGTTTTGTAGCAACTAAAATCAAAACATTAAATCAAAAAGTCAAACTACACAAATAGGAGATACCATGAAAGAAAATAACGGCACTGAAATTTGGGCATCAATTGGCATTACCAAAAATCTTGGTAATTATGAGTCATTGAGACTTGATGCAGGTGCAAGAACTTCGGCTAAGTCTCTTGATGATGCAGAGGCATGGGCTAAACTTTGGGAATCCATTGATTCTCAGATTGAAGCTAAGTTGCAAGAACTTGATAATGAAAAACAGCAATAGTCAGGGTTGGCAAGAGTCTGCGATCTGTATCAAAGATAAAAACTCTAAGTATTGGCTATCTTACAATATAAAACATATTGAATATGCAAAGGAGGGTTGCAAGGCATGCACAGTAAGATCTTCATGCCTTGCAAATGCTCTCAGCCAAGAGTTTTTTACTGGTGTAAATGCTGGCATCTCGGAATGGGATTTTTTAAATAAAACATGGAAAGAGGTGAAAAGTGTCAGAAAATCTAACTGGTCAAGAAGTGATGCAACACTTCGTAAGTTGTTGCAAGAAGCGAAGTAAGTTATTCGTTCCAGATAGTCCTCGTCAAGAGCAAGTGTGTGATGCACTTGCTGATTTTTATAATAAAGAGGTTCTATTTGATGCGATAGACGAATTTACAAAGGCAAATCCCGGACCTTTTATTGTCTTTGATTTTGCAATACAGTCAAAGAAATATATTGACCATGTTACATTAGAGAAAAAGTCTAGGGATAAATTTATTAGCATAGTCCAAGAAACAAAGAAAAGAATGGAGCAGGAGTGAACTACGAAGTTAGATTGCTTAATGCAGTTGTTGATAGCGGAAATTATATTGAGGCGATTAGTGAAGGCGCTGAGAATGTCTTTTTAGAATATAAGGACATTTGGAATTTTGTTGTAAAGCATCATGATGAGCATGGCAAAGTGCCATCAAAAGATACAATTAAACATCATTTTCCAGACTTTGATTTTATTTCAACTCCTGAGCCATTAAAGTATTATCTTGATGAAGCAAAGCGTGAATCTCTTGCATATCAAACAAGAGTTATTGTTTCTAAATCTAACAATATCTTAAATGAACTTGGAGCTAAAGATGCTTTATCTTTCTTGATGGAACAAACTTCAAAACTTTATAAGTTCTCAAGCAGTCTTAAAGATAGCGATTTGGCTGGAGAATGGCAAGATCGTGTAAAAGATTTGCGTGAGCGCTCTGAACGCGATCAGAACGATTTTATGGGCATCCCCAGCGGTATTAGTGTTATTGATAAAACATTTGGAGGCTGGCAACCGGGTGACTTTATTGTTTTGCTTGGCTGGACAGGTGTTGGCAAATCGTTTATTGCAAGACTATTTGCAGTAAATGCATGGAGGGCCGGATATAGACCATTAATTATTTCTCTTGAAATGAATAAGCAACAAGAAGGTCAAAGACTTGACACATTGCTCACTAATGGCGACACCTCATTCAATAACACCGACCTTGTTCGTGCCAATCCAGCAATTGTTGATGCTTATGAACAATGGGCTCAAAAAACATTTGAAGGCAAGCATCCAATTCATCTTGTTACATCAGAAGGTCTTGAAACAGCAGACCAAATGATGGTACAAGCAAAGATTGATCAATATCATCCTGATTTAGTTATTCTTGATTATCATGGATTGTTTGATGATGCATCAGGCGCTAAGACTGAGACTGAGAAGGCAAAGAATCTTTCTAAGGCGTTTAAACGATTGGCTGTTAAGAATGCAGTACCAATTATTGATGTTGCTGCAGTAACAATGTCCGAAGGTCATTCCGAAAGACCGCCGGAGCTTGAAGAGGTCGCTTGGAGTAAACAGTTGGCTTATGACGCTGACTTGGTGTTGGCTATTCATAGAGAGCCATCATCTGATTTATTCCAAGTGGTATCAAGAAAAGTAAGAAGAGCAACGCACTTTGCGTTTTATCTTAGATGGAATCTAGAGACTGGTAAATGGTCAGAGGAGTGGGATTTCTAATGGATAATGTTATTATTGGAGCAGCAGTCGATATAGAAACAATAGCAAGATTAAGACCTTGGCTAGAAGAAGAAGCAAGAAAGAAAAATGGACTAACAGGAACAACAAAACTATTTACAGATTATGATAAAGACAAGAACATATTCAACTTTAAAATCGTATTCGCAGATGAATCTCAGGGATGACATTGAGAGTTTTCTTGAGGAATATCATTTAGATATCCATTCATCAAGCGGTTCTGAATATGTTATTTTTTGTCCATTCCATAAGAATGTAAATACCCCATCGTTTTACATTAATTCCGTTACAGGGCTCTGGCAGTGCTTTAATCCATCGTGTGGTAAAAAAGGTAATTTTAGACAGTTATATCGCCATGTTACCGGCCGCTCGTTTGAATCAAAAATTAAGCTTGATCCAGTAGAATTACAAAGCGTAATTGATGCTGGTTTTATTGTTCAACAGGAAAAAGATATTGATATCTCTACCATAGGGATAGATTATACTAATATAGATGAAGCAAAAAAAGTTCAGCAATTTATTGATAGAGGACTTAGTTCTAAAACTTTGCAATATTTTGAGATTGGATTTTCTGAGATTAAGAATCGGATTGTGATTCCTGTAAGAAATCATCAATATAAGATTGTTGGTCTCATTGGTCGAGCAATATCCAAAGAGCAAGAGCCTCGCTATCTATATAATAAGGGTTTTAAGAGAGCAGATGTATTGTTTAATATTCAGAATGCAAAACATTACACCGATGTAATCGTCGTTGAAGGTAGCGTTGATGCAATGAAAGTTTATGAGGCTGGATTCCCAAATGTTGTTGCGACACTTGGCGCTCAAGTTTCAAACTATCAAGGATCACTATTGCGAAAATATTTTGATAGCATCACTATCTTTTCTGACGCAGATGAAGCTGGCAACGCTATGCGAGATGCTATAATAGGTTTGTGCAGAGGGAAAAAAATCTACTCTGCGCAAATATCATCAGGGTGTAAAGATCCTGGTGATATGAATACAGAAGAAATAACAAAAAGCATAAACAACAAAAATAACATCATATAGGAGAAAACATGACATTCACATCAGTTAAAACACTAAAAGACTTGGAAAAGCAAGTCGCCCCTACGCAGGGTAAGAGCGGAGCGAAGAAGTTCTTCTCTCTGCAATCAGGAGATTCTTTCAAGATTAGATTCTTGCAGGAACTTACTGAGGACAGCGCAAACTACAACGATAAGGTTGGAACCGGGATTACGGTCCCAGTTATTGTTTCACCAGTAAACTGGAAGTGGAAGGTTGCTTCAACTGCTTCACTTGAGAAGTTTAATTATCGTTGTTGGGGTAGCGAACAAGCTGTTCATGACAAGGCTTGGAGAGCAAAGCCTCACTTGCTTATCAATGTTGCAGTTGAAGTTGAGCCAAACAAGTGGGAAGCCAGAGTGCTTGATACAACATTCAATCAGCGCCACATTGGTTTGACTTTGCTGGAATATGCTAAGGAGTTCGGAACAATTACTGACCGTTACTACAAGTATTCCAGAACAGGTTCCGGCGCTTCAGACACTAACTACAGCCTTATTCCGCTGGCAGTTGGTGAGCCCAATGACCAAATCAAGGAATTGACCTTGCATGATCTTGGCAATGTTTATATGACACTGCCTTATGAAAAGCAACAGGTATATCTGACAACTGGCGAATTGGCTAAGGATAGCTGGTAATAGGGCAGGGGGCATAGCTCAATTGGCTAGAGCATCTGCTTTGCAAGCAGAAGGTTAAGGGTTCAATTCCCTTTGCCTCCACGAAAGGAATAAAATGCAACTTGTAAATAAAGCGATTGCGCTTGACCTTGATGGCGTAATCGCAGACATTGCTACGCCATTGTTTGATATTATATCTTCTCGCGGTGTATCAATAGAAGATATTGATTTAGAGTCTTGGATTATTTCTGATACTAATGATAAAGATATTTTAGAAATATTCAATACACCTCTATTTTGGAAAAATATGAAGCCATATCAAGATGCATGGCATCAAGTTAATTATTGGTTTGCACTTGGTTATGATATACATATTGTTACAGCAAGAAGACAGCCAAATGCTGTAATGCAAACAGAGCCTTGGTTAAATGAGTGGAATATAAATACAAGAGCGCCAATCTTTTCTAAAATGGGTGATAAGATTTCACATATTAAAAAGATAGATCCATTATTTGTTGTAGAGGATAATCCTAAAGAAATTAGAATTTTGCAAGAAGCGGGGGTGAAATGTTATTTAAGAGCGCAAAGTTATAATCAGAAATATTGGAATGAATTTAACACTATTGAATCACTATACGATATTGACTTGGAGAAGTAATGAATAACTTCGTTCACCTACATTGCCATTCTGAATATTCACTGCTGGATGGAATGTCAACGCCAGAAGAGATTGCTAAAATTACAAGTGTTAATGGACAGTACGCTGCCGCAATTACAGATCACGGCTCAATGGCTGGCGTACTTCGTTTTCAAGAGGCATGTGTTGCTAACAAAGTAAAACCTCTCTTTGGTGTTGAAGCATACTTTGTTCCTTCTGTTAGTCGTGATGATGATGGTAAACATGAAAGACACCACTTAATTCTACTTGCCAAGACAAACACTGGTCTTGAAAAACTTTTTAAGATGTCCAAGATTGGTTGGACAGACAATTTTTATTACAAGCCAAGAATTGATTTTTCTCTACTAGAAGATTTGGTTGATGACGACATTGTTGCACTATCTGGGTGTATGGCTAGTTCTATCTGTAGAGCTATTGAGGCAGACAACTTCTCAAGAGCGCAGGAGTTGTCAGAGCGGTTTATAAAGATTTTTAAAGATGACTTCTATTACGAAGTGCAGGCTTGGAACAGTAAGAAGATTAATGATGGCATCATGCAATTGGCAAGCACATATAATAGAAAAGTCGTTGCGACTGCCGACTGCCATTTCCCCAGCGCACATGATAAAGGCTGTGAAGAAGTCCTATTGTGCGTATCCCAATATCCTGGATTCTCACCAGCGGCTTTAAGGCATGCCGAACAAGAAGCGGCAAAGATTGATAAGGCTGAAACAGATCTTGTAAAGAAGATTAATCAGATGTATCCAGACCGCCAATTGCGCTTTGATGAGATTAATCCTTATATTGCTAAAGCAGAAGAGATTGCGGGATGGTTCAAGACCGCCGGGTATGACCGTTCAGATATTCTAGAAAATACTCTTGAGGTGGCCGAGAAGTGTACTGCAAGCATTCAAAAGCGCCGCAATCTTTTGCCCAAATATATGAAGTCGCTTAACTCCGATGATTATCTAAAAGAAATGGCTGAATTTCGACTCAAAGAGCTAGGGCTGAATGATGAATACAAGACTCGACTCAATGAAGAGCTGGGGATTATCAAACAACTTGGCTTTGCCGATTATTTCTTAATCGTCTGGGACTTGGTGAAATGGGCGGATAATAATGGCATTGGTAGAGGTACAGGCAGAGGTTCGGTTGGCGGTAGTGTCTTGGCATATTTGCTGGAGATTACCAAAGTTGACCCTGTGAAATATAATCTGCTGTTTGCCCGATTTATTAATGCCGAGCGCAATGACTATCCCGACATTGACTTGGACTTTGAGGACAAACGCAGAACAGAAGTTCGGGCTTATCTGGTAGAGCGTTGGGGTAAAGACAATGTAGCAGCAATTACCACCTACGGCACTTTTAAACCAAAGAGTGCGGTCAAAGATATTGCTCGCGTTCTACAAGTTCCATACAAAGAAACCAACAACATCACGCCATACTTTGAGACAATTGAAGAATTGCAGACCACACAGAAGGGCAAATTATTCTGTTCAAAGTATCCCGATGTGCCAAAACTTGCCAAAAGACTGGAAGGGCGTATTCGTAACGCAGGCGTACATGCTGCTGGCATGGTTGTATCGTCAATCCCGCTTACACAGGTTTGCCCAATTGAGACACGCAAAGACACCGATGGTGAGGGCAGGGCGGTTGTAACAGCCTTTGATATGACCGACGCAGAGGCGGTCGGGCTTATTAAAATTGACATTTTGGGGCTTCGCACCGTATCTGTCATTAAAGACGCTCTAGGGATGATTAGGAAGCGTTATGGGGCAGATGTAGAAGCTCTTTCATTAGGGCTAGATGACCCCGAAGTGTATCGGAATTTTAATGAGGGCAATACCGTTGGCGTATTCCAGACAGATGCTGCCGCTTATCGTAATTTGATCGAGCGTATGGGTATTGACAACTTCAATGATCTTGTAGTGTCAAACGCTCTAGTTAGACCCGGTGCTCTGCTCTCACAGGGTGAGCGCTATATTGATTGTAAAAAAGGTGTCAAGCCTGCTTATTATCCTGACGAGTCAGTTAAGGCTATTCTGGAAGAGACATATGGCACGGTTATTTTCCAAGAGCAGTTGATGCAAATGTGTGTGAAGCTGTCTGGCTTTTCATGGTCAGATGCTGATAAATTGCGTAAGATTATCGGTAAGAAGCGTGATGCCGCTGAGTTTGAGCAATACAAGGATAAGTTTATTAACAACTCAATCCTGCCTAAATCAGAGGCAAAGCAGATGTGGTCAGAGTTTGAACTTTCGGCTCTATATATGTTTAATAAGTCTCACGCGGTTGCATATTCAATGTTGTCTTATCAAACCATGTGGCTAAAGGTCAATTATCCGTCTGAATATCTTTGGGCTTTGTTGTTCAATGAAGATGTCGGTGAAAAGATTACAGCCTATCTTATGGAGGCACAGCGTCTTGATATCCCCATTTTGCCGCCAGATGTTAATTTGTCGGATGAATTCTTCTCTATTGATTATTCAGCAGAAAAGCCAGCCATTCGTTTTGGTCTATCTAATGTCTTGTCTTGCGGTCGGGCAGCAATTGCAGAAATTCTTGCTAAGCGCCCATTCAACTGTTATGAAGAATTTGATGCCAAGTGCTCAAAGAGTGCGGTTAAAAAACCTTTGAGAGAAAACTTTGACAAAGTTGGGGCTTTCGGTTCTCTTGGTTATATATCTCAGTTTGATCATAAACGGTACTATCTGCCAATACTTGGCTTTTCAATTGAAGATACTGAGAAAAATGAGATTGATGTTGTCATTGATAATCTAAGTGATTTTCATGAAACCAATTCTCCACTAATGCTTGTTAAAGCAATTATTAGATCAACTAAAAAGACACCACAATATCTCCGGGTTGAATTAGAAGACTTGTCGGGGTCTGCAACAATATTTGCAGAAAGGAATACAGAGTTATCAACTAGAGATCATATTTATGCGTTAATTGGAGATAGAACATTGCATTATTTTTGTGATGTTTACAATTATATTGATACTCCATTGCATGAGTTTATTAAACTTAAGATGCAAGGCATTAATCACGAATATGCATGGCTATACAATCATGGTCTTGGTGATGTAGATAATGATAAAACATTATTGTACATTTTCAATTTGAGAATATTTAAAACATCTCGCGGTTTTGATATGGCAAATATTTATTGCTGGGATGGTAAAAGAATGTTTAAGATTGTCGTATTTGCCAGCGTGTTGAAAAAAGTAAAGGGCATCCTTAAACAAAATGCTTGGTATGCAGCTAAAATTGATAAAATTGATGAAAAAAATCCGCTGGTGCAAATTGATTCGTATAAACTTGCATCTTCAGATGCTCTCATTACTGTTAATGATTTTATTAAAAGAAAGAATTTGGTAGCACAAAAATGACATTTACTATGATAGAATTTTTCTATGCTTGTTTGGTCTGATAATCAAATTCCTAAATTTAGTGAAGGATATGGCTATACTCCAGATTGCCTTTATGAACACATTTCTCGTTCTGGATTGCCGATTAGAAGAAGCAAGCCGCAATTACCCAATGAGATTGGGAGGCTACAAATGGGTATCGGGATTGGTTATTTCTCAAAAGAAGATGTTATAAATGAAATTGTAATAAATCACTCAATCCCAGACACATTTGTTAAATCACAACGCTATAGCGTTGGATTTACTTTTTGGGAAACAAATCAATTGCCAAAAAATTGGGTTGAAAGATGTAACGAAATGGATGAAATTTGGACATGTACTAAGGCAATGCAAGATGTTTTTATAGATTCTGGAATTACTAAGCCGGTATATGAATTTAAACTTGGCGTTGATCCAGAGCTTTATTTTCCCAAGAAAAGATCGCCACATAGACAATTTACATTTTTATCTATTGGCTCTCCAGCTACCAGAAAAAATTCTCAAATGGCTTTAGATGCATTTTTAAAGACATATGGTAAAGACGAGGATTTTAGATTGATTTATAAATCTAATGGTCCTCCGGATGCCAGAATGTGGTTTGGTGATGACAAGATGGCTATTAATCATCCTAGAATTACGGTTATTGATGATGAAGTATCTCATGCTGAATTGGCAAGAATTTATGATAGAGCTGATTGCGTTCTGTTTCCAACAAGTGGAGAAGGTTGGGGTAATTTACCATTTCAGGCTATTGCAAAAGGAATTCCAACAATCTGTACAAATGTTTTAGCATGCACAGAATTTGCAAATATGTCTGTGCCGTTAGATTTTGAATGGGATACCAACAGCCTTTTTGGTTTATATGTTGGGTGTGGTCAATGGGCTAAACCAAGTTTTGATGATCTTTGTGATAAGATGAAATATGTTGTAAATAATTATGATCAGGTTTCTAATAAAACATATACAAATGCAGTATGGATATCTAACAATATGACTTGGCAAAAAGTTTCTGAAAAATACATTGATAGAATGTGGAAAATATTGGAATCTGTAAAATGAAAATACATTACATCAGCTGTCATTCTATTTTAGAATATGACGAATTAAAATTATTAACAGATCTTGGGCATGAAGTATTTTCTAATGGGGCTTATCTTGATCCGAGAGGTCATATTACTTTACCAAGACCAAATGTGCCAAAGGCAAAATATTATGAAGATTGGGCTAAATTAGCAACACAGACAGCAAAAACAAATATCCCGCAAGAGTTAATTGATCCGTTTGATGTAATTATTGTGATGCATTCGCCAACCGTCATTACAGAAAATTGGCAAAAGATGCGCCATAAAAAAGTTATTTGGAGAACTATTGGGCAGTCAATTGGCATTACTGAAGATACACTTTCTGAACATAGAAGAGACGGATTAAAGATCGTCAGATATTCTCCAAAAGAACGAAATATACCTAATTATCTTGGTGAAGATACACTTATAAGATTCTATAAAGATGAAGATGAATTATCTAATTGGAATGGTAAAACAAACAGTGTATTAACATTTTCTCAAAGCCTAAAAGGTCGAAGAGATCATTGCCATTATGATCAGATTATGTCGGTAATAGAAAAATTTGATGGTATTGTATATGGCCCTGGGAATGATGATCTTGGAAAGTTTAATGGCGGTTGTATTCCATATGATATGCAAATACAAAAAATGCAGGATGCACGAGCAATGATTTATGGCGGTACAGCCCCGGCATCATACACGCTTTCTTTTGTAGAGGCATTAATGACGGGAACGCCGATTGTTGCTATTAATAGTAGGCTTGCAAATATTATCTATAATTTTGATTTTTATGAAGTTGAAGATCTTCTCAATCAAGTTGGCGGAATAGTGTGTGACAGTGTTGATCAAATGAACGAAGCGACAACGAGATTAATTCAAGATTATGATTACGCAACTCAAATAAGTTCTCAGCAAAGAGATTTTGCCATTGAACACTTTGGTAAAAAAAAGATAATCAAGCAATGGGAGGATTACTTAAATGGAATTTGAAATTAATACATTTACTACACCATGGGGTGCAGAAATTAAAGCGTGTACGAGAAATGGTACAAATGATTGGAATACACTCTACTCCTGTCTCGTACAAGATGAATATAAGCTTGCTCACTTAAATGAATCCAACCCAAGTAAAAAAATAGCAGTTGATATTGGCGGTCATATTGGCGGCTGTACATTAGCATTATTGAGTCTTGGGTATACCGTCTATACAGTTGAGCCAATGCCAGAAAATATTGAAATGATTAAAAAAAATGTTGAATTGAATAATTTTCAAAATAGATCACATTTGTTTGGTAAGGCTATCTCTTCTAAGTCAAATGAAAAACTTATTTTAAAATACGGGAGTTCACTGACTGAATCTGGTCGCCATCATAAATATATTGGCAATACAATTGTTCTTGATGAAACAAATAAAGATAATATTTGGAATGACGGTGATGAAATTTTAGTTGAAACAGTTTCTGTTGATGATGTCATGAAAGATATTAGCTATGTTGATTTCTTAAAAATTGATTGCGAAGGCGCTGAATGGTCAGCTTTCTCTGGTACATCAAAAGAAACATTTGCAAAAATTCAAAGAATTGCAGCTGAGGTTCACCCAACGGATGGCCGTGAAGATTTGTATAAAAAGATGAATGATTTAATCGGGGAAGATTTTAAAGATTTTTCTTCTGAATATTTTGGAATTATTGAAAATAAAAATAGTATCAATCTTGCATATTTCCAAAAATGATCTTTGTTGATTTTCATCACAACTCATTACTTAGATCGCTGGTAATGTTATTTGAAAATCGGCTGGGAATTCCAGTATATCGACCAATCGGTATGGAGTGGTTTAATAATGGATATTGGGCCATTAATAATCAAATTGATACTGCCAGACAATTTTTACACATTGAATGCACTAGTCTTGCTGATAATACCCCATTATTAAATACCATATCTAATGAGGAAAGCGGGATATATCATGTTTATGATCCCGGTAATTTAACAACGCACAAAGCTATTACATTTAATGTTTTTAAAGAAATGAAGTTTGATTTTATTATCGCTTCTATACCTCAGCATATTCAATTGTATGAAAACTTGATTCGCAAATATCAACCTCAAGCAAGATTAATTGTTCAGGTAGGTAATAACTGGTCTGATGATTGGTTATTTGGTAGGAATGTTTTAGCTTCTGTGAAGCCAAAATCTGATCCTGCATATAATGCAATGTATTATCACCAAGAATTTGATTTGAATATATTCAATTTTTCTCATCATAAATCCAATAAAAAAATTAGTAGTTATATTAACATTCTTCAATACACTAGATATGGCTGGGATGACTTTGTAAAACTAGAAACAGAACTTGCTGTAGATGGTTATAATTTTAGATCATACGGTGGTCAATGCCGTGATGGTAATTTTGCTGGACCTATTGCATTGGCAAATTCAATGAAAAATAATGATATGATTTTTCATGTTAAGTACGGTGGAGATGGCTATGGTCATATTTTATATAATGCATACGCTTGCGGCAAGCCAACAATTATACGAAGTAGTTTTTACAAAAATCAATTAGCAGAAGAATTGTTTGATGATACAAATTGTATTGATTTAGATAAAATGAGTACGGATGATGCAGTCAATAAAATTAAATCTATTTCTTCAGACGAAGAGCTTTTAAATTCAATGTCAATAGATGCATATAGCCGCTTTAAAGCCGCAGTTGATTTTGAAGAAGAGTCTAAAAAGATTAATGAATGGCTCAACACTGTCACACCATTGTGATAGTATATTTCTATTCACGGAAGGACATTTGAGTGTTAATTGTAGATAAAAGAAAAGGCGATCTGATGCCGGTGCATCAGGTCATTCCAACTCCAAGCATTGGATTAAATAGAGCTCTTGGCGGAGGATTAAATACCGGTGCAACGCATCTCTTCTGGGGAACGCCATCTGTTGGCAAAACGACAATGTGCTTCAGAATTATTGCAGAAGCTCAAAAAATGGGTTATAGACCAATTATCGTTGACTCCGAATCATCTTACAATGATGAGTATGCAAAAAAATGCGGCATTGATGTTGATGATATTGTTGTTATCCAATCAACTGTTGTAGAGGATATTTTGAAGAATATTCATCAGTATCTAACTCATGAAGAGGAGAAACACATTTTCTTATTTGATAGTATTTCCAATATTATCAAGGAAGAGTTTTATGATAAGCCAGAGGGTGGGAAAGCTATGGGGCTTCAATCTCGCTCTCAAGGATTCTTCCTTCAAAAGCTTGTCAATTATCTACACAAAGAGAGAAATATCATGCTCTTTATTGCCCATCAGACAGTTGATCTTAGCGGAATGTTTGCTGTGACAAAAGGCAAGATGGGTAATACAGTACATCACAATATGCATAATATTGTTAAGCTTTTTTTATCTATGTCTAAGAGTGAAATGGAGAGAGATGAAACTAATCTCATCACTAGCCAGAAAGCAACATGGACTATTGAGAAGTCTAAACAGACTCCAAGTATCGGTACAAATGGTTATTACTATGTTCTTCCTCAAGAGGGTAAGATTGATACTAACCGGGAACTCATTGACATTGCAGTTGAGATGAATGTGATTGAAAGAAAAGGCGCGTGGTATACTTATCAAGATAGCAAATGGAATGGGCTTGGCTCGATTGACTTGTCTGATAAAGAAAGAAAGGCAATTGAAAAGGTGATTCTGAATGGAGAGTGAAATGGATTTTTCTAATTATCAATTTAGGGCATGTAAAACTGCGAAATATCCGCAGAACCCTACTATTGGGGTCATTTACACTGCTCTTGGATTGGCTTCAGAGGCTGGAGAAGTTGCTGGTAAAATAAAGAAAATGATCCGCGATGATAATATGGAATTAACATTTGAAAGAAAACAGCAGATCGTTGATGAGCTTGGTGATGTTCTATGGTATTGTGCAATGCTCGCTACAGAGCTTAATGTTTCTTTTAATGAAGTTGCTATTAAGAATCTAAAAAAACTAGAGGATCGCAATAATAGAGGTGTTATTCACGGCTCTGGAGATAATCGTTGAAACGAACAGAGAAGGAAGAAATTAAAAAAGATAAGGCTAAAGGTGTAAAAAACTCTGGGCGTGGCGTGAAGAAAGGCGATGCTACTCTTAACAAGTTTCTAGTTGATTACAAGCATAACGGCAAGTCATTTACGCTTACCCATGAAAATTGGCTTGAGCACCGAAAAAATTCTTGGAAATCAAATTATCGTTATCCTTGTATTTCTGTGGTATTTGGCGAAGATTCGGAAACGAAGGTCGCTATAGTGGAGTGGGAAGTATTCAAAGAACTCATAAAAGGCTCGGAATATGAATAAAAAAACTTTTGGTTCATTATTTGCAGGCGTTGGTGGATTTGATATTGGCATGGAAAATGCTGGTTGGGATTGTAGTTGGCAAGTTGAATGGGATAAGCATTGCCAATCAGTACTGCAAAAACATTGGCCTGATGTGCCAAAGTATTGGGATATTCAAGATGTAAATGGTGCAAAGCTAACACCAGTAGATTGCATCGTTTTTGGTTCTCCCTGCCAAGACCTATCGGTTGCTGGTAAGGGTGGAGGGCTTGAGGGATCACGCTCAGGTTTATTTTATGAAGCAATTAGAGTTATAAAGGAGATGAGAAATGCAACTGGAAATCAATTTCCAAAATGGTCAATCTGGGAGAATGTCCCAGGAGCCCTCACAAGCAATAAAGGAAACGACTTCGCAAAAGTCCTTGACGAAATGGCAAACATCGGGGCATTGGTCCTTGAATGGCACATCTTGGATGCACAATGGTTCGGAGTCGCCCAGCGCAGAAGAAGAATCTTCTTGCTTGCTTGTTACGATTCTGGAACCGCTTCAAGATGTTCCGAAAAAATATTATCTGTCCCCGAAGACAGCGAGGGGCATATTAAAAAGGGCAGAAAAGAAAGGAAACATTCTGCCAGAGCCTCTAAGACAAACACTGATCAACCTATCCTCTATGGACAGTCAGGATTTGCAAAATGGACAGAAGGCGGAGTAACGCTGGCAGCAACTGATTATAAACGACCAGAAAGAAATGTTGTTTGTGAACCTATATCGTTTCATTTAAAACAAGATCCAGTGCATTCATATAATGTTTCACAATGTTTATATGGGCAAAATGGTGTTGGGGTAGCAATTGAAAGACCTTTTATTCTTGATGGTACAAGAGTTGGTGATGCGAGAATATATGAAGATCAAATTGCTCCAACGCTAAAACACAGGATGGGAACAGGCGGCGGTCAAGTTCCACTTGTTGGCGTAGATGCAGAGATTCTTGCTTATGACGGTTATAATAATGCTGTTAGCGAAAACATTTATCGTACATTAAGGATTGGAATTGATTCTGCTGACCATATTGCAATACCAATTCAAGGAACAATTATTGGTCGATCAGACAAGGCCGGACCACAGGGTAAAGGTTTTGGTGATGAAAATGATCCATCGTATACTCTTGATACGATTTCACAGCATGGCGTTATGACACCTGATTTATTACTCAGAAGATTAACTCCGCTTGAATGTGAAAGGCTTATGGGGTTCCCTGATGAACATACGAAATATTATCACGATGGGAAGGTTGTTGCGGATACCAACAGGTACAAAATGTGCGGTAATGCTGTGGCAAGTCCAGTTGCAGAATGGATTGGGAGGAAAATCTATGAAATTTAAGTTTTTTTGTGACAGATTAGTTGGTTGGATGGCATTTGGCATCACAATTAACTGGGATGATGGTGTATACTTTGGGGTGTACATTGCGAAATGGCTCATTGGGTTACAATCATATAAAGAAAAGAAAGCGGTAGTAATGGCAGAAGATCTTATCAAGTACAACTACGGTAGAAAGGGATCAGATGCCGGATATCTTAATAAATAAAGAAATTCTCGCCTCCCATATGGGAGATAAAGCGGATGAATTTATTGAGTGTCTTCGTATAGTTGAAGATATTATTGTAAATCCAGACCATTATGTTGGTTTGCAAGCTATTAAATATGCCAATATTCTTGCTGCATACAGAACAATGATGATTGTAAAATCTCAAATGTTTAAGAGAAAATCAACAATGATGACTGAACAAGATAAATTTGTTAATGATATATGGAAAACAATGTACGAAGCCCTATCTGAAAATATTAATGCGCTTAAACTGGCCGCTAAAGGAGGCTATAACCAATGAAATCATTAAAGAAGTTAAAGGAAAAGAAAGAAACCATAACAAAGGATGTTCAGGTTGAAATAAGAAAAACGATTACTGAGGGAATTGATGAATTCCTTGCAAAAAGAAATACTCCTGTTTATAAACAAGTAAGCGGTTTTCATCCAAGTTATACCAATCAATGTGCAAGATATTGGTATTATTTATTTAATGGCGTTGAAGTGACATCATCTTTTAATCCCCAGACATACAGAATTTTTGACAATGGACATGCTGTTCATAATAGATTATATAGTTATTTTAGAGACATGGGTATCTTGGTTGAAGAAGAAATTCCAGTAACTCATGATTCTCCCCCAATTGAAGGCACTGCAGATGGTATTATTGATTGGTATGGACATAAGCTTATTGAGCTAAAATCAATTAGTTCAGAAGGCTTCCATTACAGAAAACTTTATAATAAACCCAAAGATGAGCATTATAGACAGGCGCAGATTTATATGCGTTGTTTAAATCTTGACTCTGGTTATGTTATTTACGAAAACAAAAATAATCAAGAGATATTACCAATTTACATTGAACGAGACGATAAATTCATTAACAAACTGTTTGATAAATATACAAAAATTTACAATAATTATCTGAATAAACAGATACCTGAGCGGCCTTATAAGAGAACTTCAGAGCATTGCAGTTCTTGTGATTTGGCTGCTTTATGTTGGTCGGAGAATGTACAAGAAAGAAAAGAAGAAATGTTCTAACCCAGAATGTAAAAAGGTTTTTGTAGCAAAAGTCTACAATGCTATATATTGCTCTGCAGAATGTAGGAGAATAATAACCAATAAAAATCTTCTTGCAAATTATTACGAAAAGAAAAATAATAAAAATAAAAAAAGAATTTGCAAAACTGATGGCTGTACAACAATCTTATCTAAATATAACAAGGAAAAGATTTGTGAAAATTGTAAACGCGAAAGATTTGTCAAGCGTCTTATGTCTTGGGGCTGGACAGAAGAACATGCCAGACGAGGCATGCAATGACAATAGCAAGTTTAGTTTCATCGGTTAAAGATACAAGAATTATTGCAATAGATCCGGCATCGCATTCTTTGGCTTGGGTTATTTATGATATCAAAGCATCCAAAATAAAAATTGCTGCATGCGGTAAAATCAATTATAAAGAGTACAAAGGCCCATCTGCAAAATTTGCTATTATCAATCATGAACTTACTAAGGTTTACAAACAGCATAAACCTCTTATTGCAATAATTGAGCAATCAATATACATTCAAAATTTTGAAACAAGTAGAATTATTTCTTACATTATAGGATATTCTTGGGGTGTTCTAAATAATTTTGGTTGTTCAGTTACTGATGTGAATCCATTAGTTTGGAAATCAGGAATTGGGTATAAGAATTTGAATAAAAAAGAACAGCAGATTATTGCAAATAATGGCGAGAAAGGATCTCTTGCAGTGAAATTAAAAAAGGAAAGAAAGCGCCGGGTGCAGGAGATTGTTGAAAAATACTTTAAACATCTTCCTGAATATCTAGATGATGATGATATCATAGATGCTGCAGGGATTGGTTTATGGTATTCTAAAAAAATTCTAGAAGGTTCAAATGGCAAATGAAATATATAAAGATAAGGGCTTCTTGTACGATATGTATGTCAAGCGAAGAATGAATCTTACAGATATATGCAAACATCTTGAGCAGGCATATAATGTTAAAGTAACACCTCAGGCATTATATAACTGGGTTAAAAAATATGATCTTCTTAAATTTAGAGGAAAAGGTCGAAGACTTGCAAATACTAGCATGCGAAGACCAAAATCCCCAGCTCAAGAAGAGGCTAATAGAAGAAAAAGAGAGCAGCAAAAACGAGTTAAAATAAAAAGAAAGGAAATTAGAGGAAGATGAGAAGAAGCGTAAGCGTTAAGGACATTTCAAGTTTTGCAAAACTTAATATGATCTATAATCAAGTAAGAGTTATTGAGGCAAAGCAAAATGCTACACAATATAAATGTTTGGGTTCTGGCAATTGTTGTAGAATAGGTCTCAATATTCACATGGCTGAGTGTGCGAATATTGCTTTCAATATTCGCCAGCAATATTATCTTTATCTAGAGGATAAAGGTCTAGAGTATGCTGATAATTGGATTGATGGAATTGTAAAAGATCTAAAAGAAGCAATGTTTGATGAGGATTGGCAAATTGGTGGTGAAACAAAACGTCACTGTGCTTTCTATAAAGGAGGTTGCAGTATTTATGGATATAGGCCAATGGTATGTAGAACATTTGGTACAGTAACTTATGTTGATGATTATTGCCCAAGAATTAGAAATGCGATGGGCAATATTGACTACTTTAGTGGTGATGGTGTGAAAAAAGTAATCATAGCTTTTCAAGAATTTTTGAAAGAGTATGTTTCTGATAAAGAACAAGGCTATGATATGGTTGTGTACATGCCTCTTGGTGTTTTAAGTTTTCTTTTGACAACTGAAGAGCTTATTGAATTAGAAAAAACGACTGATAAAAAATTCTGGAAAGCTGTTCAGGGCTGGTTTAACTACAGAGTTGGATATACTAAACTTCATGGCTACGGATATGATAAACTTAATAGTGAAGCAAAAGCTGTTGGAGTTGAATTAAGATTTCCAAAGGAAGAGTAACTGGTGTCAGAAATTGAACCATATGTAAAACAAGAAATTGAGCCAGAATCTAGGACCATCCTAGACGATCTTGCTGATATTGAACAAGCTGGGCTTTTGCATGTAAAAGGCTATTCAATACATGAAATAAGTTCTTTGATGTCTGTTAATGCTGACAAAGCAAAACAGATGATTGTTGAATATAGAAAAATTCTTAATAGGCAAGCTGAATCTGATCCCTATTTCCTTGAAAAAATACAGTTTAATACAATTAAAGCTCTGCAAGAGTTTGATCAACTAAGTAAAGAAGCTTGGGAAACTATTAATATTGCTACAGACCATGGTATGGTTCCAGCAAGAATTCAAGCAATTAAATTAGCAGCAGAGGTTGCAACAAAGAAAGCTCAACTCCATAAACTCATGGGCGGGAATCAAACTGATGCTCAATATATTGCTAGAATGCAAAAAGCAGAAAATGTAAATCAAATACTTTCTAAGATTCTACGAGATGTTATCTCCAAGCATCCTCAAATTGCTGAAGAGGTAAGAAAAGAATTAGAAATTGCTTTTGAGATTATGAGTGATGGAGTTGAATAAAGAGACGGTAGCGCTCATACATAAAGGTTTACACAAAGAGACGGAAAAACTTCCACATAAAGGTGTAAACTTACTGTGAAACGCTTACATTCCCGTCTTGTAATCTTACATCCCCGTAAGAATACACCGGTGTAAGATTACGAATTCTCGTAAGATTACTGAGCTGTAATATTCGCGGCGTGTAAGATTTCATAATGGATAGTGTATACTATTAAGGGTGACAAATGAGTGACTTTATTGGATTAAATTTAGATTTTAATGACTTTGATCGACTACTTAGACAAGACGATCTAGTTGAAACTCCTGTCCCGATTCAAGTATTTGTTCAGGATAAAAAATATTTAGGTTTACCACCATTGTCTCCAATACAAGAAGAGATCGTTAAACATAGTACTCAAATACTTAAAGAAAAGACTTTGATATCTATATACGGCGAGAAAGAAGGGCGCGAGTATTATCAAAAATATACTGATAACGAAGTAATATGCATGTTGGGCAAAGGATCTGGTAAAGATCATTGCTCAAGAATTTCAATCGCTTATACAGCGTACATACTCCATTGTTTGAGGGATCCATTAAGTTATTACGGTAAAGCTCACGGTGTTTATATTGACTTGCTTAATCTTGCTGTTAACGCACAGCAAGCACAAAGAGTTTTCTTTGAACCGCTAAAGAACTTATTATTAAGCTCTCCATATTTTAATGAAATTGGTTTTGAGCCAAGAGTGTCAGAAATATTTTTCTTTTCAAGGCCGGTAAGATGCTTTTCAGGTCACTCTGAAAGTGAAGGTTGGGAAGGTTATGAAGTATTAACTGTGGTTTTGGATGAAATTGCAGCTTTTAAAACTGATGCAGAATTGAAAGGTGAAACAAGATCTAAAGGATCGGCATCGGCAATTTATAACATGAGCAAATTATCAGTTATGTCGCGTTTTCCAGAAGTCGGTAAAGTTATTCTTCTTTCATTCCCTCGATATAAAGGAGACTTCATTGAACAAAGATTTTATGGGGCTAAGGAAAAGAAAGAACCTAAGACTTGGTTCATAAAAGCTGCTACTTGGGAGGTAAATCCAACGATTAAGAGAGAGCAATTGGAATCTGAATATATTAGAAATCCGGTTGAAGCTGCTGCTCGATTTGAATGTAATCCTCCGAATATGGAAGATGCTTACTTTAGAGATCCTGAATTGGTTAGAAAAGCTTTTATGTATGGTGAAGATCCTATTAATGAAGACGGTACATTTAAAAAATGGTTTAATAATACAGATCAACATGTTCGTTTTATTCATGTTGACTTAGCGCTCAAAAGAGACCGCGCGGCGTTAAGCTTAGTGCATTCTCCTGGATTAAGAGAAGTCAAAACATTAAATGGCGTTGAAAAGCTTCCGGTAATTAATGTTGATTTAGTTTATTCTTGGGAGGCCGGCATTAATGAAGAAATTAATTTCTCAAGCATCAGGCAAATGATTATTGATCTTTGTCGTAAATTTGATGTAGCTAAAGTTACATTTGACAGATGGCAATCTATCGAGATGATTCAAAGTTTAAGATCATTAACAATTAATGCTGATTTCCATAGCGTAAAGAAAACAGACTACGATACATTAACATCTGCTATATATGATGGTAGATTGCGTGGCTATTGGAATGAATTATTAGTTGAAGAAGAACTTCTCAAATTACGTTTATTTTCAAATAATAAAATTGATCACCCAACAAAAGGATCAAAAGACTTAGCAGATGCTATTGCCGGTGCTGTATTTAATTGTGTAGAAAATATTTCAATAAGTAGTGAAATTGAAATTGAATTATTGCAACCAGATAAATGGCACGAGATAAATGAGGAAATGCCTGATTTTGGCACTGTATCATTGTATAATAGCGGAATGGGGAGATTTGAACAAGGATTTTCCGAAAAGAAATCGGAGGCTAATAAATGGTTGGAAACTCTTTAGAAGATGTTGTGGCAACAGGCGAGGAAATCGCTGTAGTTTTATCCGGGGAATTACAGAAAGCCATTCTCCAAATCACTGCTCTGCGAATTGAGAATGAGAAGTTGAAAAAAAAGTTCAGGGAACTATTAAAGCAATCTGTTGATCATTGATACCCAACTTGGCTCAACTATTAAAAAAATTTTTTGTTTCTCACACATTAGATATTTCCGTGTGCTACTGTTCTTCGTGCTGGCATCAGTCAGCGTTACATAAACAAACAACTCAGAATACGGAGAAAATAAAATGACACTAAAGATGAACAAAGTGGATAGTTTCCCAGAAATCACTAGGGCTGGCAGACAGTCTGAAGATTTGCAAGCAATTATCACTGCGCTACATGAATCGGCTAATACTGGACAAAAGTTTAGCCTTTTTGTTGAACCTGGCAATCCATATAACTCAATGCAACAGCGTATTCGTGCGCAAGCAAAGAAGTTTGGATATAAAATCATCATTCGTTATGATTCAGCCAAGAAAGAGCTTTTCTTTAAGGCAAATCGTGGCGGTAATGCTCTGGTTTCGGTTAGCGAAGTTCCAACCGTCAAGGCTAAGAATACGACTACCGTAAAGTCCAAGTAATAAATCAATAAAAAAAATAAAAAACTTTTTTGGGTGGGGCGAAAGCCCCACCTTTTTTTTGCTATACTGTAAATATGTTAACTACTGAAAAACAAAATATTGAAATATTGCCGGAGCAAATTAAAAATTGGGCTCCTATGATTGCGCTTCCTTGTTACGATAGACAATTGACTGAACCATTTACCTTGTCTCTTGTTCAAGCTTGCATGTATTTTAAACAGATCGGATTGCGTTTCGGAATTGGTACAATTAGTGATTCTTTAATTTCCCGGGCTAGAAATAGCATTGTTGCTAAATTTATGGCTGCCGAACAGTTTACTCATTTATTGTTTATTGATGTTGATTTAAAGTTCAACCATAATGATGTATTAAAGATGCTCTGGCACGATAAGGATATTATTACAGGAGCTTATCCAATTAAAGATATCAATTGGGAAAAGGTGCAAAAACTTGTTAAGGATGGAGTTGAGCCAAGTAAATTGGCAGCAAAAGCTACACGATTTGTTGTGAATCCAGTTAATGTTGGGCAAAATAAAATTGAAACCGATAATGGTGCTATTGCTGTTCATGATGCCGGTACTGGATTTATGTTAATTAAAAGAGAAGTCTTTACCAAGATGTTTGAGGCTTACCCCGAATTGCAATTTAAAGACGATACAGGAAGTTTAAAAGGTGATGAGTTGAAATATACCTATGCTCTCTTTAATTCTTATGTAGACGAAAATAAACGCTTCCTGAGTGAAGATTACGGCTTCTGTCGATATTGGCAAAAGCTTGGCGGTAAAGTTTGGGTTGATCCGGCCATTGAACTTAGTCATTTTGGTAGATTTACATATGAAGGTAGTATGATTGATTACCTTATGGAAATTTCTAAAAACAATTCCTAAAATGGTATTTCCATAAAGCCGCTAAGGTGCTTTAAAAAATATATTAAAATTTGCTAAAATATTGGCTAAACGCCAGCGGTAATATTACAGGGCTGTAATCTTACATGGCCCCTTCGTGTTTTTAGCTAATTCATTATATCTCCTGGATCGACAAGCCGATCATTAAATATAAGCTCATCCAGGAGCTTATGCCTGGATCTTAATTAATAGATAAATTGAGCATCTGTCTGATCTTATCCCCGATCCAAAAGAAATCTGAGAAATCTATATTTTGAGGTTTTTTTTGACCTGTTCTCGTGATAGTGTGGTGGCACAAATGGCGATACATTATCTAACCAATAGTTTCACTAATAGGTTAGGTTTTGTATTGCCATTTGTGCCGCTATTTGTATCGTGTAAAAAATCAGTTACAAGAAAGGGTTAGGGTATGGATTTGTCAATTTTTGACGCTTTGGTTGGGCTATCTATCTCAGATAGAAAAACCGACTATGGCAAGGTAATGAAATTTGTTACTGTTGAGCAAGACGGTAAGACAACTGTTTATGCTGTCCTTACATCTATTGGTGATAGTGGTAAAAATAAAGCGATTACGCTCAGGTTTTTGTCTGAGTTATTGGCTTCGCAAAAAATGTTTCTTCGTCGCAAAGATGACGGTAAGTTTTTTATTGTGGCTTATCCAGAAGGTCACAAATACGCTAAGCGTGTATTTTCTGGTAAGCGCATCAATAAATACTCTGTTGTTGGTATCGGCAGTATCAACAATAGTGTAATCATTGACGGTGAACGTATTGACATTACAAAATACGTTTCATCAAATGAAAGTACAAAAGTAAGTATCAAAAACATCCAAGAAAGGACAAACTAATGAATAACGATACAACTAAGTTAGTTGAATTTGCTTATGAAGTTTATAAATTTGATCATACTTATAATTATTCAGATGATGGTCGAGTTTGGAGAAATGGAGAAGCGTTGAAGAAAAGCCTTACTGAAAAGGCTCAGTCTATGAATTTGTCTATTAGTGACAAAATGCTTATGATTGAAGTCTTCAAAACTCTTTGGAATGATAATAAGTATCGTCAAGATGATGATAAATGGGAATTGATTGATGCTAATCATATCCAATGGATTTACAAAGCGAGTATGTATCGCATTATTGGAATAACTGAACAAGATTATTTGTTTATTCCGGCCGGTAATCAATAGTTACAAGAAAGGTAACAGCAATGGAAAACAATGAGATAAGAGACAATGTTTTACAAAATGATGTTTCATCAGCAGATAGTCTAGACTTCGTTATTTGTGATGAAAATGAATTGGAATTTCCACGTCAAAAGAAAAAGAAAGTAAAACCGTATTTTGATGGTGGTACTTATTTGGTAAATTATCCACATCACCGTGATGGTTGGACAAAAGTTGATTGGGATTTTTATGCTTCACTTGTGCGTATCAAAGTGCGTCGAGTAAACAAAAAAGGTTTGGTAGCAATATTGGATGACATTATTGAATTCCGTATGCTTCCAACTAATGAAGCAAATATCCTTTGTCAATGGCTATTTGACAACGATTTTGTTTTTGTTGTCTATGAAGGTGACGAAATTAGAAAGAAGGAAAATGGACAATCTAACTAGAAATCAACTATTGAATGAGTTAGAAAATCTAACTCGTCAAATGGATGTGCCAATTCATCGGCAAAAAGATCCAAGTTGGCTAATTAGAAATGTTGGGATAAATAATCCCGGTCACAAAAATCTTGAAAAAATCATGAAGATTTGTAAATTACTTTGGAAAGAAGATGACAATGTTTAAAAAAGGCGACTTAGTTAGATGGTATCCAGAATATGATAACTGGATAGATTATGAATTGGCATACTTTGATAGTTATGCCAAAGAAGACCCAGATAGTTGTTATATTTATGAAGTAAATAACACGTTAACTGGTTGGTATACAGATGTCAATCAGGTTAAAAAATCAACATCAAAAGATGTTGATTTATTCCTGATGAACATCTTTACAATAAGAGATGAAGAAAATCTAAGAGAAGAATGCTGAAAGGACAAAAATGGCTATTTGTATTTATTGTGAACAAGAGTTTTCAGATGAGCGAAAAGAAGCCGGATACGATTATTGTATGGCTCACGATTGCCATTTGAAAGGTCTTGATATAAAGCATCGAGAGTTTATTAAAGAATACACAGTCGCTCTACTTCATAAATCCAATTATTTTTGGATTAAGAAAGATCAACTACAAACACTAAATACAAGAAGTGACCTATTACAAGAAAGAGAAGATTTACAATGAGAAACAATCAGCCAACAAATTGTATTATTTGTGACCGTGAAGTGAAGTATCTATGGCCGGATTTGGAAAAAACAACAAATCTGGAAAATGCTTCAGATATCACTGTCCAAAGCGATTACGGCAGTGATTTTGATTTAGATCAATTTGAAGCAACAATTTGCGATAACTGCTTGAAACAAGCAATTGAATCGCAAAAAGTTCGCTATGTGAAAACGCTGCAATTTAAATCCGAATAACAACAAAGAAAGGCAAAACAATGGGTAAACATAGAAGAAATTGGCAATACGCAATTACAAAAGAAGTATTGGCTATTCACGAAGTGATTGAGCCATATGATTGG